TCCAGAAATACTATGGGAACAATATCCCCAGTAGCAAATCCCTGCACTGGATAATTCTTTATCATGGTAAAGTGTGTGGGTGAACCACTAGCTCTACGCTCTACGTCTGGAAAAGCGTACTGTCGCCCTGATGGTATCATGATGTAGCCATCGTTCAACGCTTGATCTCCTAGACGCTTGTGCCACTTTGCTATACCCTTATACTTGTCCATGAAGTGTGTGTAATATTCTGCCTCAGCTTTTGTCCTACCAAAGCCAGTAGCACCGTACAGAGGGGCAAAGGTATGTGCCTTAGCATCTTGTCGTGTCGTTGGCTGTCCTGCATCAGATATAATCTTAGCAGTGTAGGAATGAACGTCAAAGCCAGTGCTGACCTCTTCCATTGCAACTTTGTCTTGCGACAAAAATGCTGCAACTCTGAACTCTAGCTGTGCAAAGTCTGCTTCAAGTATCTTACCCTTCATACCAAACTGATTGTAGTTCCAGCGTGATACAAACACTTTCTTAACTGGAAACGTACCGCCCCTTGGCATGTTTTGCATATTAGGGTTGCGTCCACTGAAACGACCAGTAGCTGTAACATGCTGAGTGAGGGACACATGTAGCTTACCATCTGGCTTTGTGTACGCTTCAATACCCTCAACAAAAGAGGACAGATAACTAGACACAGCACTTTGTCTCTTGAGATCAGTAAGAAAGTTCTCTGCGTCTGTCATACCCTTTGACTTGGATATGTTTATTAGTGTCTCAAGATTTCCTTTGCTTGTGGAGAAACCATTAGCACTGACCCAATCCTTAGACAAAGGGAAGAACCCAAGACCTGCCATTTGGTTTGACTTGGCAAGTTTGTACCCTCTGGTGTCACATTCGGGACAACGATTTGGCTTGAGAAATGGTGTCCCATCCTTCTTTGTCTTGAAAACTTTACCCTTACCATTACACGCTTCACATATACTTGCTTTAGTTTTTACCATTAAGCTACTGTTTTCTTTGACTGTTTTACGAAAGTCATCCTTGTCAATAATATTCTCGAAAGCTAATGCCCACTCTTTTTTGTTCTTGACAATCCTAGAAAAGATAACCTGACTGACCTGCTCTGGTGAATTGAGGTTGATAGGTGTGTCCCCCATTAGTCTCTTCACATGATCCTGCAACCGCCCTTCTATCTCGTTCAACTCTTGAACAAAGTCTTTCTTCACCTGAGTCAGAGCATCTCTATCTATAGCAATGCCTTTCAGGTACATCTTAGTCAGTGCTTTACACACTTTGTTGGTCACATCACGCACTGTAATGAGTGATTTGGACTCATCTTTGTCATATTCTTCTTGTAACCTCCAATATAACTGCTTAGTAACCGCTAAATCCTGCCGTAGATACTCTGATAACTCGTCAAGAGGTATCTCGTCTGTTTGAAACCCTCTTCTGAAGTAGTCTTTTAGTGTATCTGACTTCTTCATGTCAAGATTGTACCTTTCAGCGCAGTTTTCAAGGCTAACAGAGCCTTTTTGACCTCTCTGTAATATGTATGCACCCAACATTGTGTCATATATCTCGCCATCGTACCTAAAACCACACTCCCAAAGCCACTGTAGGTCATACTGAAGGTTGTGTCCTATCAACAATGTAGTGTTGTCAAGCACTTTTTGCAGTCTTTTATCTGCATCATCGTCTGTTATCACTCTTTCTTTGTGGTCAAACACGAAAATAGTTGACTCCTCTTCTAACCAATCTTGGACACCCACAAGTGTCAAAGAATTGTCAGGCTCAAAAGGGTCAAGATGCAACTTACCATCTCGTTTAGTCGTTGTGTTCTCTACGTCTAGTATAATCTTCATGCAGTATATCTACCTCTCTCTACA